CTACAATATCATCTGGAACTAAGTTCCCATTTACATCAAACATCTCAGGATGTTGTCTTGGTATCTCTCGATAATTCATCATGTATTCTCTGGATACCCATCCTGCGAGTATTCCTATCACTAATGATAAGAATGATACAGGTAGTGCGAGCACTAATACGATGTCTAGTTCAGACATGTTACCTCTTGTACTTGACTTATTTATAGTAGTAATTTAATTATACCCGATTCTTTCATAAAAGTCAATCAGATTATTTTTTGTTCACGCAAATACTTAACTGCATCAATACAACCACCTAAATTTTTATTATCTACAACCACTTGAGGAAAAGTAGAACCCTCACCAAATTGAGAATAGAATTCCTCTCTTGTAAAATCTGTCCCTAAATCATATATCCTATGCTGAAGATTTGCTAACTCCATGACTTCTTTTATCTTAATGCAGTAGGGGCATCCTTCCTTACTGTAAACAGTAAAATTGTTCATATTTTCCGTAAAATTATATTTAGATTAGTCAAAAAAGAATATTTGGAATAGTCTTGAATCCGTCATACTTTGACCAAAGTATTGTGATGCTGCGTGAATTGATTGTGCATCAAATATAAACAGACGATTGAATACATTACCTATACTATCAACTAAATCAAACTTAGTCGAATCATAGTATCCTCCAGTAAAACAAGAATCAATATCACCATGACGACTATTTCTTATACCATTCTTATGAGCATACAGATTAGTTCCACATTGATATGGTGCGTTTGGTGTAAGATAGATCATCGCTGCCCAAGTTTGATAGTCACAATGATATACTAGGGCATCCTCTGCTGTGCAATATTGGAATCTACCGTTCATACCGTGACCTTCCCACTTTGTTATCTTTATATCCATAATCCTCTCAAATTTTTCTTTTGTGCCTGGTACAAAAAATTGCTCTTCAGTGCGAATACCCTTATGATACTCAGGATTAGCAGAAAACTTTTGTTTGAGAGCGAAATCCCTAACAGCAAGAGGATCTTTATAAAAATCATCAACAACCCACACTGTTTTATTGGGTTTTACATTTAATTGACTTGGTATAAATTTCATTATTGATTTGCGATTTGATGTAGTTGTTCACAGTATTTTCCTGAGTCATTGTAATGTTCCATATTCAAAAGAAAATTGAACTCAGGAAATGGTAACTTACGATTCGGATCCATTAACCTATCAGTTTGCACTTTCATTGAATCGAAGTCATTTAAATCCTTATAACACTCTGCTTGAAGAACAATATGCTCATTTCTTGGTGGGGCAAATTCTTCTGCCTTCATACCACAATCCAGTGCCTTCTCATAGTTTCCACAAAGTTTAAACATATCACCCATCGCATATAATGCAAAGTATGCTAGTTCATCCATTTCTTTTGCCTGTCCTGTATTACAATAGTCGTGTTTGAAATTTAAATATTGTCCAAAGTAAAATATTGATCTTCGAGCATACTCTTTAATATGATCCATACCAAGTGGATAATCTCCCAAAGTAGAATCATAATAACTTTTTCCTATGTACCAAAAGTGATATGAATCTTCAAGAAGTTTTCTTGTTGGAACTTTTTGTTTTTCTAACTCTAAAGCATCTGTTAAAAATTTATTCATATCATCCCAAGTCTCACCATCGTTTGTGATAATATGTCTAAAACCTTTTGGTAGTTGTTCTCTTTGAAATGTATCACCTACACCTTCGATGTAAATACATTCATGTCTACGATCATGTTCAAATCTCCAAGGTATATTTGCATTCCATAACCATGTTCTAAAATAAATCGAACCTGCACCCATCGCAGTCATATTGAATGATTGAATTGATGTATTGTTTAAAGGTGTCCAATCAAAGTCATCATCAACTTCAAGTTGTTCGTCAGCATCCATTCTTAATATCCAATCACAACCATGATCAGATTTTAATGCTGTCTGTAAAGTATGATCACGATTCACACCAGGATAATCCCACTTATGTTGATAGGTGAAACCAGGTATTTGTTTCTCCTTATAAAATTTTTCTATAATACTTTGAGTTTTATCTGACCCATTACATTGAATCACCCAATAGTCAATATATTTGTAAGAAGATTCAAGCATTCTAAGAATTACTCTCTCTTCATTTCCAACCATTGCATTCAAGCAAATCTTACATTCTTTTTTCATATTGAAAGTAAACCAGGTAAACGTTTTTCATCTTTGATTGCGACCAACCAAGCAGTAACACAAGGAATATGTGGTTGCATCTCCCAAGTATCTAGACGATAAGTTTGAAAGCGAATATCTGTGTTGCGTATAAACTGTGCTTTATTTCTATCTGTATAGTACCAGAAACTATGTTCGTTCCAGAAACTTACGTGAGTTGGATCCTGCCACGCCCCACGACCATCCGTTGATGGAACTTCTATCATCGCCCAACCTCCGTGAGCAAGAACACGATGAATCTCTCGCATAGTTTTTATTGGATCACGAAGATGCTCTATGATATGACTCGCATTCAATACACCAACACTATTATCATCTAATGGTATTCCATTTTCTAGATTCCAATTTATATCAGCACCCTCTTGATCTATAGTCATATATCCTGATCTTGGAAATAATCCACCACCGATATCAACTTTTAATAAACCACGAAGATCAGCATCTCTCTCTGCTAATTGATATGCATTTTCATTGAATAACCTCACAGTTTCTGTTTGTATCTTTTCATTTCTTTCTAACCATGTGTTATCTCCTGTAACTCTATAGATGTACAATGGTTTTTTGATGTGATGCATCTTAGTAACCATATATGTTCTTATCATCAACTCATGATCATCACATATACTTAAATCCTCTTTATGTCCACCTATTTGATGATAGATATCTTTTCTCCAAGATCTAACGTGATCAGGAGCATACCATATAAATCCAAGACTATGACTTGATGGTTCCCAAGTTCTCATAGTTGTTAATATTTTATCACGGAACTTGTAAGGATAATGTGTCCAACCGTGATCAATATTATATGGTACAAAAGTATCATCCCATATTGCAGCATCACTATAAGCAAAACCTACTTCTGGGTCTTTATATGCCTCATTCAAAAGTTGAAGACACTTTGGGTCAATCAAGTCATCAGAATCAACTTCAACTAAGATATCACCAGTTCCTTTATGAAAGGCATGATGTTTATGGTATCCTACATTCTTTGATGTGTTGTCTGTCTCATATATTATAACTCTTTCGTCCTCCTCAAATTCTTTTGGTAAAAGATCTCTTTTAATATCATTATTCAACCAAAGAATCCACTCCCAGTTCTTGTATGTCTGTGCAAGAATACTATCATACAACTCCTTATGGTAAGGAGTATTTTTATGAGCAGGAGTAATTATACTAAACTTATGATTCATTCAAATACAATTATATAAAGGTATTATAGCACCTCTGTCAAGTTTTATCTACAAATTCTTACGACGGTTCTGTTGGCCAGGTTACTGATGTTAAATCTAACTGAAAATTATAATCTAATGATGGTGATGCACTTGCAGGTAAATCTCTTAATGCCTGACGATATGTTTTCCACTCATCACTCATAGTCAGGTCTGCACTTGCTCTCCAATCACACTCTGAGAGTCTTTTATTTCTCTCCTCACGCAAAAGTTTCATTGGTTCTGCTGCATCAAGTTCTGCAATCTTATTATTAATCTCTGTTTCCGTTGGTTTTGTGCTACTATCTACCCAATCAAGATCGGAGTAAGTAATTCCTTCACAACTCCACTCTGTGTTTGGTCTTAATATCGGTAGTGCTGTTCTAATGTTATATTTCATATAAGTTATTTATTAGTAAAATGGGATTAAATATATCTAACAATTACAACACCAGATCCACCACCTTTACCACCACCTTGACTGGTTCCTGCACCACCGCCACCACCTGTATTAGCTTGTCCAGCAGTTTGATTGCCACTATTAAAAGTATCACCATCACCTCCACCACCAGATCCACCATTATTACCTGCGAAATTAGAGTAACCAGCCTGCTGTGATCCACCACCACCACCTGCAAACCAACCATTATCACCAACACCTGTCCCAAAATATCCAGACATATTACGTCCTGCACCACCGTTTACACTACTTCCACCACTGAAACCAGTGCCACCAGCACCACCGCCACCGCCACCACCGTTGGGGTCGTTATTTCCTGGTGCACCATCATTTCCCAAATTAAGAGATAAAGATCCTGATGCTAAACTATTAGATTGGTTTGGTTGTGTTGCAGAACCATATCCACTAGGATATCCACCTCCACCACCTGAACCACCATTTCTACCAGCAGGGGTTCCACCTTGTCCACCACCTCCACCGCCACCGAGGGCAGTTAGTCCAAATGCAGTAGAATTACTACCATCATTACCTCTTCTACTACCAGATCCACTAGTGGTTTCTGCTCCACCAGCACCAACTGTTATAGTATAACTAGTCGCTGATGCATTAAATCCTGTATAGTATACTAAACCACCAGCACCGCCACCACCACCATAGTTAGAGTTAGCTGCTGGTAGACCACCTTGTCCACCACCACCAACAACTAAAATATCAATAGTTTTTGCAGTAGTGAGAGTAAAAGTTCCACTTGAGGTAAATTCGTGTACAGTATATTGTCCAAAGAAAGATGTATTCCCACCAGTGGCAGCAACATAATTATCAGTAAATTGAACCCAATCACTGTCTTTATAAAATTCCATCTTACCTAATGTGGTATTATATCTCATCATTGCAACAACACCACTAGGTCTTTCACCAGTTGTACCTGCAAAAATTTTAAATGCAGATGTTGATGTTGTGCTTAATATACTTCCATCGTAGGTTAATGTTGATTCACCAACTAAGTTAGTTCCACTACCACCAGTTATAATTCGGTTGTTTGCATTGCTTGATATTGATGCCGATCCTGTAGGTCCTGTAGGTCCTGTTGGTCCTGTTGGTCCTGTAGGTCCTGTGGAACCACCAGATCCTGTAGCACCTTGTGCTCCAGCAGCACCTTGAGCACCAGTTGATCCTCCTGACCCTGTTGCACCTTGAGCACCTTGAGCACCAGTAGGACCAGTAGCACCTTGTGCTCCTGTTGGTCCTCCTGACCCTGTTGCACCTTGAGCACCCTGAGCAGCAGTAGCACCTTGAGCACCAGTGTTTCCTGTAGGTCCTGTTGGTCCTCCAGAACCTGTAGCACCTTGAGCACCAGTGTTTCCTGTTGATCCCGTAGCACCTTGAGCACCTGTTGCACCAGTGTTACCTTGATGTCCTTGAGCACCTTGAGCACCTGTTGCTCCACCTGATCC